AATTCCTAGTTCTTTATCGAGAGCTATAAATGTGTATTTTTTAAAAGGCAGTCTGTAGTCCTCAGATGAAGCTAGTTTTTCAATTAATTTCCACCACCAGGCATATGAAATAACCCCAAACTCTGACTCCATTGCCACGATTTTAGGATCATTGCTCGCATTAACATCGTGGCTGAAGTAATATACATCCTTGGCCATTCATCATTCCTCATCTACAAATAAACTATCCTGGGCTCGACGTCCCATAATAAATTTCACGCATTCATCGATTAAGTCTTGAACAGAGATAGCGAATGTAGAGTCTGCATATTCAACATTTAACCAGTCCGTTTTAAATTTAAATTCGTTAGGAGTGTTCATATCAGACACGATACCTTCAACACCAACCTGGTTAATAAGACCTTCAATGTCGCCATACTTAAATTTGAATGTGTTTACCAAAAATGGAATTTTAAATTCTTCCAGAAATTCGAAGTTCTTCTTCACAATAGACTGCAGTTTACTAAATGCTTGCAGAAGTTCAGGACGTGGATTATCTTTGGATTTTAGAGTAAATACATCCGTAAGACCTGTGGCAGATGGTTTCTGATAGGCAATACTAATATCGTTATCTTTAATTTGAATTGATTTAATGATCATAGGGGACTCCTTTCTTGTTCTACGATTACTAATTTGCCAGTAGCAGCTTGAACAGCTTGTTTAAATATTTCTGCATCTGAGTTGCTGTCAGATAAATGTAGTAGCCGTATGTCTTGACACTTAGTTATATCCATCGATTTGAGAAATTTAATGACGTTCTCTAACGAAAAATGGGATTGAATTAATCGTTCCATGCGTTTCTCATGCAGGCCTCCATCATCAACACGTTGATTCAGGATTTCATAGGAATGGTTACATTCAACCATAATATGATCAACATCCTTGAACGTATATCGGCAGTAATAGGTGTCGGTAATATATAAGAGTTTCTCTTCACCGTCAGAAATTAAAAATCCAACATTAGGAACATCATGTTCTAATTCAAAAGGCAAAATACTAAAATTGCCTATCGTAAATTGAACTTTAGGTGTAATGTAAATAGCTTTATGATTACCTGCCACATATAACGCATCTGCAGTATCTTTTAACATATATACACGATGTCCAAGCTTTAATAAATCGTGGACAGCTTTGCTATGATCTCCGTGTTCATGAGTAACTAATACGCCACACAGATGTAGAAAGTTAAAACGGCAATAACGTTGGATTTCTTTAAAAGTTAATCCAGCGTCTAGTAGCAGTTCATCACCATTGGTTGAGGTTTTGATTCGGTAGCAGTTCCCTTTGGAGCTACTACCGAATGCTTGAATGCTAATCACAATTAATCACCAAACATATGAACTGCTTCGCCAGTTTCAGGATTAACAAACTCACTGGCAGGGCCAGGTTCTATATCAATGGCTTCAGAATTTGCATTGTTAGCAATGGTTTCTGCCACATCTGATTGAACATCGATAGTTTCACCTTCAAAATCAGGGGTGAGTTCGCCATTATTATCACGAATGACGGCGCCATCTACAGAGATTGCATTAGCCATGCTCTGCATTTCTACTGATAGAATGCCATATTTACTTAATAAACGTTTGAGTACTGTTTTGATGGCCATTGCGTCAAAGTCAGTTTTCCAAAGGCCAAAACCCCTTTTGTATGTTTGAGAATACTTTATAGCGTGTGCTTCAGCATCTTCTTTAGACATATATAAATACTTTTCAAAGCCATTAATGAGCTTAAAATAAGCGATGTAGCCAACTACATTATCACCAGTTCGCTCACCCAATTCGAATTCGCCTGTAAGTTTATTATGGTGTTTAATTTCGCCTTCGTAGATTTCACTAGCATTAATGGTCTTATATTGACCTGTGCGCATGGCCAACTGGATATACCCTTTGTAACCCATTTGAAATTGAGCTTCATTAATTTTCTTCTTGCTATTGTAGAAAGGAACAATATAAGCAAACCCAAGGTTTTGGTTAATTGGAAGATCTAAAGTGGCTGCCATCACACCTGCAGTAATAACTGTAGTAGGGTCTGCTTTTGATAAAAGTTCATTATTATTAGATACAGAAATCAAGCTGGACACAAAGGCCGCTGATTTTTTACCCAAGATTTCATTAAAACGTTTCTTTACCGACTCACTAGACACCATAGTTTTAAGCGATGGTGTTTGAGTTTGTGCTTTTGTTACTTCACCCATTATGTACCTCCTATGCCACGTTTTCGCATACAGCGTGGATATCTAAATTAGATAAAATATTATGAATTTCTAAACGGCCCTTTTGAGTCCATTTAGTTGTGATTTTAGAGTCTAAGCGGCCATCGCTTCTGCAGAATGTAAAGGTTTCGGATTTAGTGAAGCCTTTTGACATATGCTGCTTGTAAAGAATCCATTGATCACCAACCTTACGTTGTAAACCAGACTCGTGCAAAATCTTATTTAGCTCTTGAGCACTCATGCCGTAGTCAGCGGCAATTTGTGTAATCGTTAAGCAAGATTTGCTTGAGAGGATTTTATCCACATAATCCTTAACCGGTTTAAATTCTGCTATCTGCTGCTCTTGCTGAGCAACAATAGCTTTGGTAGCATTGTGCGATTCCACCTCATTAGCGTAAGCTCTTAGAGCTTCAGGTAATGACTTTGGAATATTTACGCTATAAGCTCCGGTTTTACGAATTTGAGGGATTACTTCAGATGTAACCCATCGTTTAAATTGCTTTGCTGTTGGTAATTTACTAGATAGCACCAGGGAATATAATCCGCTTTCATTAATTAAGATGGTTTCTTTATTTTGATTACCATCAAACACCATTGTCTTTCTTCTATCTTCTTCATCAGTATGTCGGTTTACATCTCGACTACCGTTTTGGTACCCGAGAGTATCGGCGACATCTTTGGCTACAAACCACAATTCATTATCTTTTTCTAAAATACGAACTTGGCCAAATGTATCATTTTTAAATATTTGTAAGTCGTTCATACTTACACCTCCTTAACCACCAATTGTGGTTCTGATTCATCAACGATCAATTTAATTGTTTGGCTATTAACAGGGATAAAGTCTGTTACAGCTTCCGCATTATCGATGAATACTGGAGCATTCACTTTGTAATAGCTTGTTAATGCATTGATAATGTCTAACCCTACATTAATACGTGCTGCGTTATTCATGCTTCTATATGGAACTCCTTTATAGGTAGTTTCACAGCACTCTTCAATATTGCCGTTTAACATAACATTAAACATTTTGAATCGAGCTAATTTGAATTTCGAGTTAATGTTTTCTTCCAACATATTAACCTTTGCTTTAATGAATTCATCCATTAAGAAAGATGCTTCATCAAGCGCGTTCTTTTCTGCTACTAACTTTTGTTGTTGGCTTTCTAACTCAAGGATTCGATGATTAATATCATCAATAAGGTTAAATTTATTTAATTCAGTCTCGAGGTTTGCTTTTTTAGACTTCATAGAGCTCAACTCTTCGTCAAGTTTAGCAAGGTCCTCAGTATCAGCTCCTGGTTCATCGTCAATCTCTAGTAAGAATAATTGAGCCTTCAAATCAGCATAGACTGGATCGTCTTCAAGATTAGGCTCAGAGTACGCCTCATATTCTTTAAATTTAACATTGTAAGCATCATTATATTGAGATGCCTCAGTAGTTAAACTATCAATCTTTGACGCCATAATTTCTTGTTGCTCTTCGTAGTTTCCTTTAAGCTTTACTGCACTTTCAATAAGCCCTTTCCACTCCTCAATCTTCTTAGATTTATTGGTGTTAAACTCTGCCTCGAGTGCTGCTTGCTTATCAGCGGGTAGTGCTTGGCCACAAGTAGGGCAAGATTCTTTATTGAATTGTTGTGCGTTAAACGCATCAAATTCAGATTGTAAGGTTGCAATGCGTTTAGACTCACGCTCAATCTCTTTATTCAGTTCGTCTCGTCTATCAGCACATCTATCTCGGTCTACTTCCACCATTTTTAGCTTTGTTAAAGAGGCTTCATATTCACCGCGTAGATGTTGTTTTTGTTTATGATAGTCGGATAGCACTTTAGATTTTTGAGCATCTAACTGGCGATTAATATCACGGATTTTAGATTCCTTTTCAGTAGAACTAAACCCGTTTTTAATAATTGCCTTTTGCTTTTCAACTTCATCTATACCAGCGGATAAGGTTTCAATATCCCGAATGAGTTTTTCTTTATCAGATGCAGTTTCAGGCTTGTTACGAACAGCTTCATCAATACGAATTGGAATCATATCCAGTTCTTTATTTATGGCGGTCTTCTTAGCTGCGACCACCTTACGATGATCGTCTACTGTTCTCCCCTCTAACAGTTCAGCCAATCGTCTTAAATCATCACGGCTATTAATTACAGCAGCATCGTCAATATCGCCACACATTTCAAGAAGTAACTTACGGCGATTTTGCCAAGAATACGTTTCATTAAAATACAAGGGGTTTGTGATTAATTTAAAGATACTTTCATCGATAAGAGTGTTTACAACTTCTTTATACTCTTTTTCTTTTTTAGGCACCCCATCGACAAAGTAATCTGTTGTATGCCCCGTGAGAGTTATATCGCCACCACGAGGGGATGAATACTTTTCACGATACACACGTTTGAGTTCTACTGTGCCACCTTCATCTAAAGTAAAGGTACCTGTTACTTCATGATTGACTTTATGAATGGGGTTTCCGCCATCCAATGTTTTAATTTCAAAGTCAGCTCTATCTAGGCTATCTTTGCCAAATAGTAACCAGCACACAGAGTCAAATACAGTCGTTTTACCAGTAGCATTATCGCCACGGATTACGACATCGCCATTAAGATTTATAGCAAAGGACTTTAGCCCTTTAAAATTTAGTAATTCTAATTTTGTGAGTTTCATAGTGATCTCCTATACAACACTAGCGTCCACGTCGATGGTATGCGGTTCAATCTTTAATTGATTGGCCCATTGCATGACCGTCGAATTAATATGAGCATTCTTTTTTAGCATTTCATTAGCAAATAGCTTAGCCTGTACTAAGTCAAATATTTGACGCCCTTTCTTCTTACCCTTATTGGCCAATTCTAGGCATGCAACTGGCTTCATAGCATCGTCGGTAACTAACACTATTGCGGTAGTACCTTTCATGACTCTATCTCGGTATGATCCAACACAATTTTTTAATCGTTTACCTGCAGTCATTAAATCTGCTGCAGTTCTTGGGACCATAAAATGCATTCCGTTTACATCCGCTTGTAATTGAGGAACCTCCGGAAGCATTACGTCGCCGTACTCTTGCCTATTGAAGATTTTGATAACTTCATCATGAAAGTTCTTCAGTTTGAATCGTTTTGTCCATAATACATCTTGGTATTTTGCATCGAGTTTTGTGTACATATCTACACAGTCTTCGATATCACGAATGTCTTCGGATAACATCCAGCGCAATACCGCTGGCTCACCACATCGCTTAATTAGCTCCTGCCACATGTCCTTAGAGCGAGGTATATTTAGCTTCATCGCCTTACGAAAATCATTAGCATTATGAAGCTTGCCTGTATATGGACAAGCACTTTCATAGCTTCGTTGTAGTGTGAGGATAGTACGTCTACAATTTTCATCACTGAAGAGATTTAGAACATCAGACATATATACGCTTAATGGATTATTAACCATACACTTCCGCAAGGCTCTACTATTGGGAGCCTTATATGATTGTCTAAGTGCTTCTTGAAAATTCATACCTTTTCTTGTAGCCGCCAATACATCGTCTTCAAACGGAATATTTGTATATCGATATAAGCAGTAAGCATTAGTCCAATACACATATTGTTTCATTAAGCTAACAATGCTAGGCATATCCGGTGCCGATAATTTTAAAATCATATTAAGCAGCATCGTAAAATGATAGCCGTTGTCTTCAGTGGCACCAGGAGCTACATATACATCCTTAGTGCCATACCCGTATGTTTCCTTTAATCGTTTTTCAAACATAGACCTTAACGCTTTGAATGTTTTGTTTAAAAATTTTCTGTTAAAGTCTGTCATTGCATATGAATCACCAAAGAATTTAAGTACAGGCATAATCTCATTTTCACGAATGTAATCAACAGTCAACTCATAACGGATTCTAAATCTATCAATGAAGATAGCCTTACGTTTCTTAAAGTCGAATCGCAACGTTTCCGTACACATTCCGTGGTCGTTTTTTCTACCGTCAAAGAAAAGCTGTATGCCTTGGTATCTAATTTTTAAATCTAAGAAGTGTTTGTAATTAATAACCTCCACATAAGCGGTCACAGGATATACTTTCTCATCACTAATGGAATAGTAAATTTTATGATCACAAGGATTGGAAAGTGTTTGGCAGTTTGGGCAGGTATAGTATTTGGCTCCAGTAACGTATCCATTATGATATGAATATTTACGCTGCCAACTACCTCCAAAGGTAAACCCACAGTCGATATGGTGGACAGTTGTGTATTCTGCTCCATAAGGAGCCTCTAGAATTACGCTGTCGAACATTTTGTGAATATAGGTACTGGATACAATCTCCACAGTGAATACCCCCTTTAATCACCAAACATAGCGAATAGGTCTTCTGCTTCCTTCTCTTCAACAGGTGCAGGCTCTACTTCTATCACTGGCTTTGGTTCTTCTTTAGGCTTAGACTTTTTAGCCGTAGTCTTTGCTTTCTTGCTTTTAGTTTCAGCTTCCTCCGCTTTAGGCTCTGCTTTTTGCTTCTTAGTAGGTTCTACAATTTCACAAGCCTTTACAATAGCATTGGACGCTTTCATGACACCTTCTGTATATGCTATACCTGCTTGGTATTCTTCAGCATTACCAGGGTCAAGCTCGATTGCTTTATGTAATATATCCAGCGCTTTTTTACAAATATCAGCTTGAGCTTTAAATTGTTGTTTAGGCATATTATTTCTCCTCTACCATTACTGTTTTTAAATCAGTGATAATGTCATTAGTTAGTACGTCACTAGAAAAACGTTCAGTAACACCATATTTATTAAAGACAGTAATAATCTTTCCTGCACGGCCTTTGTCTTCCCCCATCCAGGCCTTCATTTCTCGGAAAAAGGCTTTTTTATCTACCGGTTCATCAGTTATATCTAATGCTGCATCCTGGTCGTCTGTTTCATTATTAGCTTGTTCTTCAACTGGAGTTTCAAGAGGCGTGGTCTCTGCTACAGGTTCTTCAGCCGGTTCAACGCTTTCTTCTTTAGGCTTTACTGGCTTTCCGTCAAAATCGGTTACAGGAATATCTTCTTGTACCGGAGCAGCATCAACAGGTTTAGGTTGTTTTACATCTACTTTTTCTGCAACTTCAGGCGTCGCTACTTCAACATCGATAGTCTTGCTAACTGTTACTGTAGGTGCTTCAACATTAGAGCAACTGCCGCAGCATTGATGGTTTAATCGTTCATGCCAATCGGCTACTTGTACTGCTAGATCATCTAATGTATTGAATTTAATTGTTAAGATATTTTGATTTTCCATGATTATTTCTCCTTAAAATTTAAACAGTAATTCATCATCCTCGACTCGTTCAGCTATGATGTTATCTACCGTAACAATAATGCGAACTCCTGCAGCGTCATAAGCACTCATCATGGTTTGCAAGCTATAAATGGCATTCATAACATCCCCACTGATTTGATTTAAAATGCGATCGGATTCGATTGCTTTTAGGTGTGCTGTCATTTCTGTTTCCTCTGTCTATATCTATTTACGATTGGATGAATTTCTTTGCAGTTGTCACACACAATACGTGGCTCGCCGGTTAGGTAAGACCAGTTTATGTAAGGACTTTTAATCCTTTTATTACAAAAGAAGCAACGCTTATCGTTCATATTCTTTTAACTCCTCAATCCAGCAACCGGTAAGTAGCCAAAGCGTGATACCGAGTAGCCCCTGGCAGAACCCAGTCCATAAATCGATATGGTCGATATCCATGGAGCCGACGGCACCAACTACTAATATCGCTGCAATAATACGAATGGCGTAAATAACCTTCATCATATGATGTGCGCCTCCTCAAACGCTTCATTAATCTTCTCTTCCGGCCAGCCTAGTGTGTTGGCCAGATGAAAGCGGAACCCCTCTTTATCAATGGAAAAGGTTCTCCCTTTTTTACCTTCTGTTTGCCAGCACTGCGCAAACGGGAATTTATCTCTCGCGATACATTCGCGAACTGCGGTTAATGACCATCCTAGGACAGTAGCCATCTGACAAACTGCGATCGTTTTCTTTATCATGACTACCTCCTTATTTAGTAACTAATGCTTTAAGTTCAGCTACTTCCTTACGAAGTTGTTCAATCTCACCATTCTTAGCTTGTGGTTCGTACTCGGAACCTTTACCTGTACGGAACGCAGCATTGATATTGAATTGAGTTTCACCACCTAGAGTGATGCCGAAGCCTAAGCGTACTTTTTCGTTAGGACTATAGAACGCGCCTAGTGCTACTGCGTTAACATTACGGTAATGACCATAGCTAACCGCATAAGACGCTTTATCATCCTTGTTGTATTCAAGAGGGTGTAGACCTGCCAACGCTGCGGAGCTTGCGCCCAATTTATTTAAACGTGCATTGGTTTGGTTGATTTGAGCCATACCTACTTGGTTTTGTGCTCGTAGTTGGCGCATATTAACCGCATCAGTATCTGCAACTCCGCCCGCTACATCGTGTAGTTGTTGGCCACCTGCAGTAATGTTTTGTGTTGTAAACTCTACATGTTTACCATTACTATCGGCAGTCATGCCGTTCATTGTGTAGCTTGCTGTATCTAATGTATTTGTATTTTCTAATTTCAAACCATCATGAGTTACCGCTGCGTTTGTATCCCCATTATAGAAGTGCGCCTTTTCTTTATTTACAACACTGCGAACAGTATCTACATTTGTTCCAAAGTTAACAGAATTCATGTTAGCTAGGTCTTTATTCACATGAACTGCAAACTCTTTACCACCATCAATATTTGTTGATTGTGTAACAGTTGAATTTGTTCCTTCGGCAACGGTTGTAAATTTAAGAGCATTAATTACCGCATTAAGTTGGGAGCCGTTAATTGCATCGGTAGATGTGCCGTCTACTCTACCTGCTGCCACGTTGGTTAGTGTTCTTTTGTAATTTTGAACGCCACCATTACCAGCTTTATTATTTGCTCCGATGGATACAGTACTGTTAGCTACATCTCCGGCAAAATCATATTTTTCGCCGTTGATGTAAATATGGTTGGTAGATACGGCCTCTTCTGTGGTTGAGTTAGTTCCCAACGCTACAGAGTTTTGCACATCGGCCAATGTGTTATTACCTAGTGCAAGACTATCCACTGCTACCGCTTGACCGTGAGAACCTAAAACAGTAGCACCTTGATTTTGAACAGTATTGTTAGAACCAAAAGCCAACATTTCTTTATCGAAACCTTGCGCCTTGTTGTTATAACCAACAACTACGCCATGACCGCTTGAAACTGTTCCGTTATTAGAGCCAACTACCGTCGCATTTTCTGCGTTTACTGTATTAGTACGGCCAATGACAACTGTAGATTCACCGTTTGCATAAGCGCCGTTGCCTAAAGCGATAGTGTTATAAGCGCTTGTGCGCGCTTGGTTCCCTATCGCAATAGTGTATTCCACCAAGCTTTCAGCGTGACTGCCAAATGCAAAACTATTACGACCTGCTGCAGTTGCATTATTACCACCGGCGAACCCATTTTCACCGGATACAGTATTGTTCGTACCGAATGCGATACCGTTTGGAGCGGATACTGTATTTTGAGTGCCGGCAATGAATGCGGATGTAGCGTTTGTAGTTGTAGTATTATTCGTACCAATAACTAGGCTTGCATCACCATTAGCGGAGCCATTAGGGCCTAGGTTACTACCTTGTGCGAATACGTTAACTGCTAATGCACTGATTGCTAAACTTGTTACGATAATTTTTTTATTCATGTTTAAAATCTCCTTGTGTTATACTAAAGATGGTTAATTTAACTATGGACGTTACTAGTTGCAGCTGGTAGCGTCCTTTTTCTTTGTTTTGCCCTCATTCGCAAATGAGCAGTGTGACAGTCTTTGCATACGGTAACTACTTTTCCAATCGCCGTATTGTAAAGACTATAAGTTATGTTAGGGGTAAGCTTATATCCGCAGTGATAACATCGTTTTACCATCGAATTAATACCTCCCCAGTTACCCACCAATATGCCAATCCTGTGACTAGATAAATGAATGCAGAACCCAGTACGAACCCTTCTATCACATCTGCGACTTGTGGTTTCATACGCGATCGTCGCATCGCTCGCTTTTGCTTATATGTCATCATGTTCATGTTGCTTCACACCTCCTTATTCTCCTATTCGTGCCTGGCACCGTTTCGCTAGCCAAGCATTAAACGACTCAACGTGGATAAGGCGTTTACCCCCACGCTTACCGATTTTCATGGACGGAAAATCAAAGTCTTGCGCCCATTCTCGGATGACCGCTTCCGGCACGCTAGCAAGCTCTGCAGCTTCCGCTACCGTAATGCACATCTTATTCATAACTACCTCCTCCGAGGGTATTCATAAATTGTTCATGTATATT